TCTGCTGTTGCAGCCAAAGTATCACTAGTGGTTAATACGACTACCGCATTAACTCCAGCCTCTGCTTTGGTTGTGTCTGCTAATACTGTTACACCACGAGCACCTGCAGCCAACGAATCGGATAATACGTATCCGTTAGTTACCGCTGCTTGAGCCTGTGGAATTGCAACAAAAAATGTGCTTGTCACGGCTGCAGCCATAACTAAAGCGATTTTTTTAAATGAATTCATTATTCTCCTTGTTAGTTTTATATTATATTTAATCTGTCAAGAAAATCTCTAACATCGTTAGGCATTTCCCTGTTGTCTAATTCTACCATAGCCTTCTGCTTCTCTGCAAGTCGTGTAGAGGTAGACCAAGTATGAATCTCAATCTCATGGTTAGAATCTTTAGGTGTATGTGATATTGCTCCAAATACAGCGCCACATACAGCATCTGCTAGGTCCTTAGATTTTTTACGTGGATGATCAACTCTAGTATTTTTCATAATTTTGAGTTCTGACATTTCTTCCAGTAACAAAGGAATTCTTGGTATTGCAACTCTCTCTTCATATATCATCATTGCTAAATCTTCATAGTGTTTTTTGGCAACAGAAACGGTATCGGTCTTTATACCTACCGCTTTTAATTCCTGCTGAATATCAAATGATTGCCAACGGTCAAATGAAACAACTCCAATATTAAATCCTTGTCTGCGTAGATTAATGATCCATTGTTTTACTTCTGACAAATTAACTGGACCTTCTGCTTTTGGTTCCCACCAAGCAACTGCATCAACAATAACCATTGGCGCTACTTGCTGATAATCTTTAATAACCTGAATGTTTACCCACTTGTCTACGTGAGCAATTGCTACAGCACACTTATCATGTTTTTGTGCAAGGTCAGCATGAATATAGTATATTTTTTCTGGATCAGGTTTAAATGATTCGTCAAACCTTCTAAAGTTATCAACTGGGTTTCTTAATGTCATACATTTTTCTAATTTATCTTTTTGTTTAAAAAATGCATCTGATGCAAATGTTGGTGTGCATGCAAAACGCATCATGGCATCTCCAAGGTCTGTGTAAAATGCTAATTTAAAATCATCTATTTTTCTAGTAGGGTTTACATCCCATGTTGTTTTTTTAAGTGCTAAAACTTTTGGAACTTTATAAGAAAGAATTGTATCTTCTTCCCAAGAAATTTCAAATTGATTACTTGGATCATCATGTGGTAGGTCTTCGTTCATAATAAAAAGGTGCTTCTTTTCAATAGTTTCTTTTTCTGCAATAACATCTTCATATCTTTTAGAAATAAAGTCACCTTGATAGCGAGGGAATGAAAGTAATACCACTTTACCTAAATCTGGAAAGCGTGAGTCTACAGATCCACGAAATGCTTTATAAATATTTTCTGCAGTTTTGCCTTGCTCATTACCAGTTCCAACTTCAGATGCAAAACCAGAAATTTCATCAAGGACTGCAAGTAATAAGTTTAAACCTTCATGCGATTCTCTTTCTGAGTGTCCAGAGTAAACAGTAATTGATTTATCAAACTCAACACTATCAGCCTTTGCATTATACTTTCCTGCAAACCATGGTGATTTCTCTATCTTAGTTTTAAATCCTTTAAAGAATACGTTCTTTGCTTGTTGTGCGTTAATGGCTACGTTTATAATATCAATTGCATCCCCGCTTGGTTTTCCATAATATCTAGCAGGATCTTTAAGACACAATAGTTTATAAACTATATATGCACAGGCTACCGTTGATACAAAGTCTTTTCCAGATCCTTTTCCAAGTTGCAAAATAATTTCATTTTTAGTGTATTTATCAAAATATTGAGCGCCAACAACAGATCCAAATATTTCTTGTAATTCTTCTTTACGATAAATTTGACTCATTGCTTCTACAATTTCATATTGAATTGAAGACAGTTCTGGCTGGCCAAGATAATCAGCAGACTCAACAAATGTTTTTGCGTCTACTGGAATTTCATCAAATTGATTTTCTTTTAAAACTTCTAAAAAATCATTAAACATCTTGGACAATTGTAATTACCTCTCCCTCTTTAGCAATCTGAGAAAGACGTCTCATAATTAAATCACGAACTTCTGGATGGGTTGAAGCAATGTCTCTTAATATTTCAACAAGAACTTCTTGTCGTCTTTCAATTTCAACCATTTCTTCTGCAAGTTCTTTATTTTCTAGAAGTCCTGCTTTTTGTAACATTTCAATTCTAGATTTTTCAATATCCATTACTAACTTAATTGCTTGAGTTTTTGCACTAAGATTATTAGTCATACTTGATTCATCAATTACTTCATAAGCCTTTGTAATAAGTTTAGTATAGTGCGTGTCAGCACCAGCAAGTGCTTCTTTAGCACGTGCACGAATTGCGTCATTGGCAGAAGCCATAACCTTCCACTCGTTAATTAATGAAACAACACGAGTACGAGGAATGTCTAACTCTTTAGAAATTTTTGTTGGATCTTGACCTTTAAGATATTCTGTAACTACTTTATTAACTTCATCAAGATGCTCAATTAATTCTGTCTCAGTTGACATTTTTTTCCTTTGCTATTTTTAATAAAACTAAATATCCTATTAAGTCATCAATATCATTATCTCCAGGATAGTCTGTGCCTTTCATAAGACGACTTAGTTTGTCATCAATCCTAACTTTAAGTTGTTCTGCTGGATCTGATTTACTAAAAATTCTTACAGGATCAAGAGCAGAATCACCGTAGGCTATATTTTTTTCAATAAGCATTTGTGCTATAGAGTGACATGTTTTCCAAATTGAATTTCCAGATGGCGCTCCGATTGAGTGAAGATAAAGATCATCACATTTAAAATTTTTAACATCTTCGTATACTGGCTCTAACTTCATCTTTTTGATTTCCTTAATCCAAATTTTGCAAGGTATACATAAATAGTTTCAACACTGGTCCCGCATTCTTTAGCAATATCCTGTGGAGACTTTTTGTCCATAACAAACCTTTTACGGAGCCAAGCCTCGCTTGTATACAGTTTAGCAGCCATGGTATTATTTGTCAACTTCTGTTTCAGAAATGTCATAGTCGTATGCGTTTGAGTCTTCTAAAACCCATTTATCATAACTCTCAACATCCCACTTATTTGTATTTATAAGTCTTTGTATTACCAGATCTTTCTTGGTTACGAATGATGGTTCTTTTAATCTAATACGGTTATTAGGTTGTACCGCAAAATTTCCATCATCTCTTTGAATAACATGACCACATTTATGTTGCCCTGGACTTTCTGAATATCCATCATCTAAAATGTTGCTTTCTGGGTTATGCCAATCCAAAGTAAATAAATATTTTCCGCCAACGTTATTTTTATTTCTATCTATATATGACATTCTCATGTTGCTTAGATTTTCAAATTTTGTAACTGCTATGTGTGGACTAAAAGAATTCCAAAGCACAAGGTTGTAAATTGGTTCTTCAGGGACTCCTGGCTTTGTACAAAATGCATTAATTGGCATTCTCCACCAAATTCCTCCATCTTCCATTAAAAAATGAAATAAAGGACTTCTACTTTTAATACTAGACACACCAAAAATTACACATGGAAAATATTTATCATGACTATCTTCTTGATCTCTTAAAAAATTACCACGAACATAGCACTCAATTGGTGGTATGTTAGCATTTAACTCTGGCATTATTCCTCAATTCTCATTGCTTTATTCCAGTTATTAATAGCCCAGTGGCCGATACCACAAGCATCAGCAACGTCATTATCGTTAATAATTTTATCATAGTTGATTTCAATTAACTTTATGGTCCTTTCTTTTCTAATTTGTCTTTCATAAGACTTATACCAAGAGTCCGACTTTCCTGGATTTTTTGCTCTAATGTCTATCTGTTCTTCTTTTGTTAATCTTTTATTTCCCAAATAGTTTTGCCAAGTTATTGGTGCTACAGTTCCTATAATTTTTGTTCCAGTTAATCCTGCTGCACCTAATAGTGCTCCTTGAACTAGTGCTAGATCTGCAGCAGTTTTAGGACTATTCATGAATACCGTATGTTCAATTACAATTGCCTCAAATCCATCAAAATGTTCAAAGAATGCTTTTGTCTTAGCACAAGCGTCCATTACTTTTTCATAATTTGTTTTTCCATTAAAATTAATTTTACCAATACTGCCCAGAGTGTTATCATTAAAAATAGCAAAAGCAAGACTATTAGTGCTTGCATCAATAGCACAAATTGTTTTTGGATTATTCTTGTTCATAGTCAAAAAATCCCTTTAGTTGTTTTAACATTTTGTCTACTTCTTTTTTATTTATATTGCAGTTAGTGCAAAAGCCAGAGTCATTATATATTGAAAGTTGTTCTTTACAACCACCAATACAGAGTCTTTTTTTACCTATTCTTCTTTGTCTACGAGTTATTTGATACCTTTCGGCTATCTTTATTTTGGTGGATTCTTCTCTACAAACATCTCCACAATAAATTTGATAACTTACTTTTGGTTTAAACGGGGTCTCGCATCTTTCACATAGTTTCACATTGATTAATCCACTTCGTCCTTTAACAATCTCATAGGTTTAATCTTAATTGTTCCGTCTCCTGCTTCAGCACATGCTTTTTGAATAGGACATACTTTGCAAATTTTTGAATTTGAGCGATAAGGAATTTCTGGCAATTGTTTTTCTTGCCAATTCTTGTAAACCAATTTCATCCATTCAAAGACTTCTTCTGCCCAAGCACGATAGTGTTCACTTACTACAACTGGTAAAGTAAGTAATTCGTGAGTGTTTTTATTTTCGTAAATCATAACACCTTTACGCATTTTCCAAACCTTCATATACAGCAATAACTGCATTAGATGAGCCATCTTAGGTCGTCTATTTATTTTTCTGTATTCAAACTCATCATTTCTTATTGTTTTAATTTCACCAACAAGTCTTTCACCCTTGTAGTCAATCATGACATCTCCATACCCGTCAAAAGGTGGATCATCAGTTTTAACTCTAAACTCTAGTGCTGGATGAGTTTGTTGATCATATTTTCTTGGTATTGGGTCCATCTGCATATCTTGTGCAAGTAAACCAGAGGCTTCTATTGCCTCTTGTATTCTTGCGTGACCAAGGCTTCCTTGTGTTCTATTTGCTACGCCTATGGCATCTGAGTTATCATAAGTAATTTGTCCATCAAATGCTAGAGTCCAATATCTTGGACATTCGCCTGCACCATAAGTTAAGCCAGATGCAGAAAAATTATTCTTTTTAACAAACTTTGTTTTTGTTTTAACAAGATAGCCAGCATTTATAGCAGTTGGCAAACCTTCAACAAAGTTTTCATCTTCTTCGCTGTTTGTTACTTTCTTTTTAGTGCTCTTAGTCATAATTTGTTCTAATAAATTTTTAGCCATTTTTATCCCTTGTTTATATTAATTATAGCAGGTTAGCGCATTATGTATTTAAGCGCTGATACCAAATCGTTTATTGCTTGTGCTGCTGTAAAGTATATGTTTTTCTTTGCCCTGTCGGATTTGTCAACATTGGCCATCCAAGTGGCTTTAAAGGACATCTTTGCTGCAATGGCTTGTAGTCTCACAATTTCAAGACTAGCAGCCTGAAGGGGAATATCTGGCTTTATGATAATCTTTGCAATCATAGTTAGTGCAACGGTCAACTCTTCGTCTTGCATATAGTCTGCAATCTCTGTTAAACCATTTACCATATCAAGTGTTGTTTTTTGTGGTCCTGTTTCAGACATTATATTCCTCCTCTGTTAATTGTTCTAGCATATTCATTTCAATTATAGCAAGTCTTACTTTTGTGTTACCTTCTCCAAGAATTACAATAATGGCTGGAGACTTATCTCTACCCGCTTGAATAGAATCAGTAACAGCCTTTGCCCATACATCTTTATTTAATGTAAAAGATTTATTGACTTCTTTAAAATCAACAACAAATCCTCTCCAAGTAGCATCACCTTTTTGTGTGTTCCTACCTGAATTCTTATGTTGTTTTGCACCTATTCTTTTTGATTCATTCTTTTCACTCATTTGTAAAATCTTTCTTTCTTTTCTTTGGAGGTATAAGTCCAACTTTTGAAATATGTTTTTGTGTACACATCCATGTTGCGTCTCCAGTTTCTCTCCAATATCTTAAAGATGTAACAACTTCTTCACAAGTTTTACATGGCCATTTGCCAGGATACACGGTAAATTTTTGTTCAAGCATTAATTATTTTTGCCTTAATTTGTTCTTGTAGAACTAGGTCTTTTTTGACACGTTCTATAAAACCATCACGACCTTGTACTTTTGTTCCGTCATCTAACTGATACCATGCGCCAGTTCTATTAACTAGCCCCATTGATTCTGCGGTATCAACTAAATCTCCTATTGCATCAATACCAATATTGTCACCTCTAAAATAAAAATCATACTCACCAGATTGGAACCCTGGAGAGGTTTTAGAGAACTGTAGTTCCCAACGAATCTTTCTACCAATCTTTTCTTCAATTAATTTATCCCCAATCTTAATCTTACCCTTAAGTGCTTGATTTTCTGACTCAGAAGAAAACAATTTAATTACACAAGATGAATAAAACTTAGTAGCCTGTCCACCAGAAGGTTGTTGGCTTGTGTACATTGCATTAATATTATTTCTTGATTGTGAAATAAGAACAAGCAGTGTAGGTTTTACTTTGTTATTAGCGTAGTTAAGCATTTTCCAAGCATTGCTAAAGTCTCTAGATTCTGCACCAATTTGTTTTGTATTTTCAAGTGCCTTCATTTCGTCTGAATCTTTTTCAAAATATATAGCAGGAAGCATTGAGGTAATTGAATCAACTACAATAAGATCAACTCCAGCGTTCATTAGTCCAACACCAACGTCTACCATATCGCTAATAGTACGTGCTTGTGAGTAAATTAATTTTGTTGGATCTACCCCAAGTTGTTTTGCCCAATCTTCTGAGTAAGACATTTCAGAATCAATCCATGCACAAACCTTGCCTTCTTTTTGTGCTAAAGCAATCATTTGTAAGCACATAGATGATTTAGCAGAAGACTTACTGCCCCATATAAGGACTTGTCTTCCGTATGGTAACCCACCACCTAGAGCACGATTCAAACCAAAACTTGGAGTTGGCTGATACTCAAAGGTAATTCCTTCTCCTGTTCCAAGACGTTTTCTAATTCTTGGGTCTAACTGTGATAGTACATCTTGTATATTAACTGACATTTACATCCTCCATAATTACCGTGCCATCTTTGGTTTTACCAAAACTAAATTTATACGACTTGCCTTCTTCAATATGCATATATGCTTTTGGAAATGCAGTAGGAAATACTGTTACTGAATGCAAATCTCTTGAAGTATCTGCTAAGGTTAAAGAAGCCATTTTCTTTCCAGCCTTTGTTATTCTTGATTTAAATGAAACAACAAACATTTCATCTTCTGTGTAAGGTAATTGTTTATAACCTAAAAATTTAACAAGTGCATTTGTTGATCCTTTTACTTCGTCAATAGGAACTGCAGAAACAATCCTATTGTCATTAGCAAGAACCAAGTAAGTACGACCCGTCTCAATAGTTGTTGATTCTTCATCAAATATACCAACACTCCCAGTTTTGTCCAAAATTTCAACTCTTGACCATCCCTTTCCTCGTTTAATTGCTTTAACCATACCCATTAAAATAAAAGATCCTTTTTCTTCAAAATCTTCAATTGATTGAATAAACGCATAATAGTGCGACGGAATAGAAATGTTAAACTCTGGAAGATTTAAATACTCATAAAGATTTTCTTTAATGTCTTCATCGTTACGTGGGTTATCAGAAAATGTTGCAGCACCAGTTAATCTAAGTGCATTTAATGCTCTGCTATTTACGCCATTACCCTTTGTAAATGTAAACTCTTCAAGTTGTTTATAACTATTAAAAGGTCTTGCGTCAATATATTTTTGTGCAATGTTATTTGAAATAAACTTAATCCCAGTTAATCCAAAACGGATACCCTTGCCTTCAATTTTAAAATCTAAATCTGAGTCGTTAATATGTGGCAGTTTAACTGATATGCCCATGCGTTTTGCTTCAATTAAATATTCTGTTCTACCATCTTTGTCTTTTTCATTTTTAAGAAGGGCAAACATAAATTCAAGAGGATAGTAATATTTTAACCACGCCGTCCAATACGAGAGAGTAGAGTAAGCAACTGCGTGGCTTT